CTATTAAATGATTATTTTCCAAATGTTTTCTACTACAAGTTGGAAAATGCAAATGTAGACTTTATCGGAGAGATAAAGAAACAGATAGTAGATGATACTGAGGTGTATAATCATAATCAGATTAACTTGGTCAATAGTAAGTACTCTGGAATGCAAAGAGTAGTTGGAGTTGGGACTACAAATACTTTTGAGTTTAATTTAAGAGAATATCCAGAAGAATCTTCATACACTAAGTTTACATCAAATTTATATTACACTACAAATTCACTTAATGCGTATGGACCAATTTCAAAAGTATCAATTTTAAGTGGAGGAAGTAATTATGAATTTACTCCAGGGATTAGTACTGTAATTTCATCTTACGGATCTGGAGCAATATTTGAAGTAAATAGCAAATCAATTGGCAAAATAGTAAAAACTGAGATTGAAGATATTGGATTTGATTATCCAACAGATTTAACTCTAAATCCATCACTCAATTTACCAGAAATTCTCCAAATCGAACCTCTTACATCATTCAAGAGTATTGGAGTAACTTATGGTGGAAAGAATTATTTGACTTCTCCAGGATTAGTAGTCATTGATGGTTATACAAATAAAATTGTCAATGATGTTGATCTTCGATACAAAATAGGAGATCCCAGTGTAAAGATTGTTAAAAATACTTATGGAATGTTTGACACTACACCTCGTATTATTCCAATAAACAATTCAAATGGTATTGGAATTAATAATATTTCATATAATTCAACAACAAAAGATGTAACTGTAGGATTTAATACTGGATTTAGTGACGAGTTCCCATTTAGTATTGGAGACAAAATTTTAATTGAGAACACGAGTGTAGGTATTGGATCTACGGCAAGAGGATTTAACTCCTCTGAGTATGGATATAACCTGTTTACAATTACTTCAATAAATCCAGCCCTTGGTGGAAATACAGGTTCCATAACATATAATATTTCAGATTATCTTCTTCCAAATGAATTTCCTGGTACTTTTAGTGCATTAACTTCTTTTGGTAGAGTTATTCCTGAAAAGTACTTCCCAACTTTTGATATTAAACTAAAGAAAAATGATTTCTTAATTGGTGAAAAAGTATCTTCCGAATCTGGAGATGGTATTGTAGAAAGTTGGAATAATAAAATTGAATACCTAAAAGTATCTACCAACAAAGAATTGAAAAAAGGTGATATTTTAGTAGGAGAATCTTCAAATACAAAAGGATTGATAAAGAGAAAGATTGATTTTGATTCTTATGCAAAACTTGGAACAGATTCTAGTGTCAACAAAGGATGGCAATATGATACTGGTATTTTAAATAATAATGTTCAAAGAATTGCGGATAATAATTACTACCAATACTTCTCATATTCATTAAAATCTAGAGTTCCTCTAGAAACATGGAATGACTCTGTAAGTTCTCTAAATCATACGACAGGATTCTTAAAGTTCTCCGATTTAATCGTAGAATCTCAGGAAGAGAGAACATTTTATGATGGAGTGTTCCCGATAGAATCAGTAACTGACACTATTGTAGATATAATTGGAAATATAAATCTAAATTGTATCAATGTATTTGACTTAGCTTCAGAAAGAGCATATAGATTGGGATCTGGTATTATTTCTGATGAAATACTATTCCAAAATAGAATTTTAACAGATTATTTTGAATCTGTTGGAAATAGAGTTCTTATTATTGATGATATCAGTGATCAATTCAATTCCAATCCAAGATCAACTCGTTTCAGCACGGTCAATGAATTTGAATTGGATTCTGCAAGAACTAAAAAATATTTTACATTCGTCCGTGACAAGAGATTTACATTAGAAAGACAAATTTTAGTGGTATCTCTTTTACATGATGACGAATTTGGATATCTTAACCAGTATGGAAGAGTTGACACTTACTTAGATCTTGGATCTTTTGACTTTAGTATCTCCGGAACATTAGGTCAACTTAATTTCTATCCAATAAAATATTCCGTGAATGATTATGATATTTCTTGCGTATCTCATGATTTGAGAAGTACAGTTACTGGTATTGGTCAAAGTTTTATTGGTGACATTGTAAATATTAATTCAAATCAAGCAACTATTCCTTCAGGAAGTAGTTCTGCTGTAAATATTGTTTCTATTGCAAATACTTACAGATCATCAAAGATTCTTGTTGAGATTGGAGGAACTGATGGATCTTATTATGAATTTGATGAGTTAAATGTTATTCATGATGGAACAAATATTGACTTACTTGAGTATGGTCAGTTGACATCAGATACTTTGGTTTCTGGTTCATCTCCTGGTCTTGGAACTTATATTCCATATTTTGACGGATCTAATCTAAAAATTGATTTTAAACCAAACTCTACATCAACTGTAAATGTTGATATCAATACTTTGAATATTTCTATTGCAAGTTCAACATCTGGTGCAGTCGGAGTTGGAACAGAAGAATTGAACACCGCACTTGTTAGTTCTGGAATTGCAACAATTGCAGCATCTCCTACGCCATTGGAAACAATAGTTACGGAATATCCAAATAATCACTCATGTGCCTACTATATCGTAAGTGTAGAAGACACTACTAACCAAAGATATCAAATGTCTGAGGTAATTGTAATTGATGATGGATCGGAAGCATCTATAACAGAGTTTGGTATTCTCCAAACACATAGTTCTCTTGGAACTGTTGGAGCTGCGGTATCAACAAATGGAACTCAAATTACATTTACACCAGAACCAAGTATTGATGTTGAAGTTAGAGTTTTCCAAAATGCACTGGGATTGGTGAAGGAAAATATTTTAGAAACTTCTATAGATCTGACTAATGCGGAAATAACAACAGGTAATGGATTTTATGAAGGAACAGAAAAATCCGTGAGGAGAAGTTTTGACTTAACACATAATCAGAATCTCATTTTCCAAAGATATTTTGATGGAAGTGACTCAAATATAGTAGATATAAATTCCGACACCATAAGAATACCTGATCATTACTTTGTAAGCGGAGAGGAAGTTATCTATGCATATGCTGGAGCAGGAACTACACAAGCAATTGGAATTGCACAAACAGTAGTTACTGGAATTGGATTGACGAATAAACTGCCATCAAGTGTTTATATTGTAAAACTAAATGAAAGTACTGTTAGATTGGCAGCTACTGCAGAAGACGCACTAAAGTCTTCTCCACTAACTTTTGACATAACATCAGTTGGAATTGGAACTTCACATACATTTATTGCGAAAAATCAAAATACAAAAAATATTATTGCTATTGACAATTATTTCCAATCACCAATTGTTGGATCTTCTATCACGACAACTTTAGGAAAAGATGCTTCTATATTTGATAATAGACTCACTTTTACTGGTATAACATCATTCTTTAGTGGAAATCTAATTCAAATTAATAATGAGATAATGAAGATTAACACTGTTGGTTTGGGAAGCACAAATGTAATTCTCGTCGATAGACCTTGGATGGGTACAGGACTATCCACACACTCTGCTGGGGATTTGATTAGAATTATAGAGGGAAATTATAATATCATCGACAGTACTATTCATTTCGTAGAAGCTCCTTATGGACCAACTCCAATAGGATCAATAACAAATCCACCAAATGATAGAGATTGGACTGGAATTACAACTCATTCCACTTTCCAAGGAAGAACTTTCCTGAGAACGGGAAGAGCAAATACTTCACAAGAAACATATTCAACTAATTACATTTTTAATAATGTTTCAAATGCATTTAATGGATATGATAATACATTTACATTGACCTTTAATAATCAAAATGTAACTGGATTCTCTACCAATAATGCTATTGTATTAATTAATGGTGTTTTCCAAGGTCCACAAGGAGAACAGGCAGTTATTAGAGATTACACATTGATCGAAAATTCTGGCATTTCGAGCATAAGGTTTACGGGAACAGCTTCTTCTGTGGGATATGATGTGAATAATTCTAATCTTCCAGTTGGTGGAGTAATTGTTTCGGTCGGTTCTTCATCTGGATTTGGCCTACAACCGTTGATCTCCGCAGGAGGAACTGCGATTGTATCTGCAGCAGGAACAATTGCTTCTATTAGTATTGGAAATAGTGGATCTGGATATAGAATCGGTATTCAAACAATAGTTAATGTTGGTGTTCAAACTGAGAGTGTAGGAACTCCGAATATAACATTTATCGGAACTGCATCTGTAAGCAATGGTCATATCATAGGAATTGCAATTACAAATCCAGGTTTTGGATACACCACATCAAATCCACCAATAGTTGTTTTTGATGATCCACTATCTTACTCTGATATTCCTTTGATATACAGTTCGTCTTCAACACAAGGATCCGGTTCTGAAGCAAAAATTGATATTGTTGTTGGACAAGGATCAAGTGTAATTGATTTTACCATCAAAAATACTGGTTATGGATATGGTCAAGGAGAAATTCTAACTTTTGATATTGGAGGAAATAGTGGAATTCAAACTGATATCTCCAAACCATATTCCGAGTTCCAAGTTACTATCGATAAAACATATAGTGATAATTTCTCTGGATGGGTAGTTGGTGAACTTCAAGTTCTCGATAGTTTCGAAGATCTTTTTGATGGCACTTCCAGGAAGTTCCCATTAAAGTTTGGAGGTAACTTAGTAACAATCAGAGCTGCCAAAGGTTCTATTATTGATGTAAGGGCGACTCTTCTCATATTCCTCAATGACATTCTCCAAAAACCTGGAGAGGCATACTTATTTGAAGGTGGCAGTGTAGTTGAGTTTAGTGAAGCACCTAAAGAGGGAGACACCGTAAAGGTCTTGTTCTATAAAGGAAGTGGAGATATTGATGTAGTTTTCCGAGATATACTAGAAACTGTGAAAGTTGGGGACGAGTTAACTCTTAATAGTGAACCTGGATTTGGACAAGGAATCGGACTCCAACAAGAAAGTAGAGTTGTTATCGGAATTAATACAACAGATTCTGTCCAAACTAATCCATACACTGGTCCAGGAATTACAACTGATGAAACTTTATTGAGACCTGTTAAATGGTGTAAGCAAACATCGGATAGAATTATCAATGGAAGAACTGTTGGAAAAGACAGAGTTCAATACGAACCTCTAATTAATCCATCTTCATATCTGATTAATTCTGTTGGTATTGGATCAACAACAATTTATGTTGATAATATTAAACCTTTCTTCAATGCACAAAACGAAGGTCCATTATTAGGTTTCCAGAATCAAGTTACTTTCACATCACAAGATTCTTTAGTAGCAGCTTCTGCCACTGCTATTGTTTCTTCTGCTGGAACTATTTCTTCTATCATTATTAATGATGGTGGATACGGTTATGATACTGCTCCAACTGTGATCATCGAAAATCCTGTTGGATTAGCAGTTTCATATAGAGCAACAGCATCGTCTACAATTTCTTTTGGTATTGTCGATACTATTAGTGTTACTGGACCCGGAACTGGTTATGATTTAGAAAGTCCACCTGTAGTTCTTATTGAAGAACCTGTTTTATTAAATGAAACTTCTAATGTTATTTCATACTCTGGAGATTCTGGTGTTATTGTTGGTGTTGGAACAACAACTTCAAAAACAACATTTGATTTATTTATTCCAACAGATTCTTTCTTAAGAAATACAAATATTGTTGAATCTGCTATAACTGTAAGTGGAATTTCATCAGGAGATTTCTTCATCATTTACAATTCAAATATCGGAAGTATATCAACATCAATAAATTCTTTTGATTCTTCCAACAATATTATTGGTGTAGGAACACAATTTATTGATAATATATATCAAGTTTTATCCGTACAAGATATAACAAAAAATTTGATTGGAATTGGAACAACTACTATTAAGAGAATATCGGTCAATTCGGGCATAACTTCAATATTCAATTCTTTCAATGTCGGTCTCTCTACTTCTTATTATGGAAATTATAGTTGGGGTAAGATAATTGTATCTGAACCTTTGGAAAACGGACCATTCAATTCCTACACATTGAATGGTCTTGGCGGTATAACAACATCAACTTTAGTAAACAGAACATCTCCACTAAAATACTTAAATTATACTTCATAAACTTCGTGTAATAAATAAATAAAAACTCCGTAAAATGGCTGCAATTATAACTGATCAACTTCGTATATTGAATGCAAAGAATTTTATAGCAGGAGTTGCTTCTACTAGTAACTCTTACTATTCCTTTGTTGGATTGCCAAATGCCACAGATTATAACTCCAATTGGAATACAAATCCACCTTCTCCTGTAGATAATTTCGATCAGGAGAATGATTATTGGGATACTATGATTGCATTGAAGAAAATATCAAAAAGTGATGTCAGACAAGTTATAAGAAAAATAACTTGGACTTCTGGAATTACTTATGATATGTATCGTCATGATATAAGTGTAAATAATCCTTCTCAACCATCAAATTCCTTTGATTTATATTCTGCAAATTATTATGTTGTAAATAGTGATTATAGAGTTTATATTTGTCTCCAAAATGGAACTTCTCCAGAAAATCCATCTGGAAGACCTTCTTTAGATGAACCAACTTTCACAGATCTAGAACCAAGAGAAGCGGGAACAAGTGGAGATGGTTATGTTTGGAAATATCTTTATACCATTAGTCCAAGCGATATTGTAAAGTTTGATTCTACAAATTATATGCCAGTTCCACAGAACTGGGAAACAAGCACAAGAGACGCTGCGGTAAGAAATAATGCATCATCCAGTGGACAGTTAAAAATTGTTACTATTACCAATAGGGGTGTTGGATTAGGAACTGCAAACAGAACTTATACTAGAGTTCCAATTAAGGGTGATGGTTCTGGAGCAGAAGCGACCATTGTTATTAACAATGATTCCAAGGTGGAGAGTGTAACGGTTTCAAATGGTGGTTCTGGATATACATTTGGAACTTTAGATTTAGTTTCTGGAAATGTTCCAACTGGTTCCACTTCACCAACTTTCAATGTAATTATTCCTCCACAAGGAGGTCATGGTGCAGACATTTATAGAGAACTTGGTGCATATAATGTCCTACTATATTCCAGAATTGAAAATGATACTGAAAATCCAGACTTTATTACCGGAAACCAAATATCAAGAGTTGGTATCGTAGAAAGTCCTCTTAGTTATAACTCAGATAGTATCTTAACTTTAGATAAAGCAAGTGCAGTTTATGCTCTTAAGTTAACTGGTATTGGTTATAGTTCTGTGGTTTTCAATCCAGATACCCAGGTAACTCAAACAATTGGAGTAGGTTCAACCGCATTTGGTAGAGTTATTTCATATGATCAAAATACTGGTGTTTTAAAGTATTGGCAGGATAGATATCATGTTGGTTTTAATACCAATGGAACACAAAATTCTTCACCAACATATGGATTCACTCTACATAGATTTACCTCCGATATTGGTAGTGGAGGATCTTTAAATATTTTGGGTGGAAGTGCAATTCTTGCAATTCAAACAACATTTGGCAGTTCCAGCAATCCAGGTATCAGTACCATAATAAATAGTAGGACCTACTATTTGGGTCAACAATTTGTTAAGGGTGTTTCGCAACCAGAAGTTCAAAAATACTCTGGCAACATCGTTTATGTTGATAATAGACCATCAATTACTAGATCATCAAACCAAAAAGAAGATATCAAAGTCATTTTGCAATTCTAAGGAATTATGTCTCAAGAAACTAATCTCAATGTAGCTCCATATTTCGATGACTACAATGAACCAGTAATTGGTGGTAGGGATAATAATTACTACAAAGTCCTTTTTAAACCAGGATTTCCCGTTCAAGCAAGAGAACTGACTACTCTTCAATCAATATTACAAAATCAAGTTGAACAGTTTGGCACTCACTTTTTCAAAGAAGGTGCGAAAGTAATTCCAGGATCACTTTCTTTTATCAATCCTTTTTATTATGTTCAATTGGAAGATAACTTCCTAGGAATTCCTATTGAACTTTATATCAATGAGTTAGTTGGAAAGAAAGTGAGGGGAGAAGTATCTGGAGTTGTTGGTGTAGTTAAGAAGGTATTAAGCAAAACCGAATCAGAAAGAGATACATATACTCTATATGTTGACTTAATTGATTCTGATTCTAATAACTTCACTAATACACAATTTAATGATGGTGAAAATTTAGTTTCTGAAGAACCTATTTCTTTTGGTTCTACCTTTATTGCGGCCAATGAAGGTTTTGCAAGAACTATTGCTGCAAATGCAACAGGAAAAGGAACTGCTTTTGCCTTAGGTGCAGGTGTTTACTTCTTAAGAGGATATTTTGTTGATGTAAAGGATGAGATTTTACTTTTAGATCAATATTCCACAAATCCAAGTTATAGAGTTGGATTAGATGTTGTAGAAGAAATTATATCTGCAGATGTTGATTCATATTTAAATGATAATGCAAACGGTTTTAATAACTATGCTGCGCCTGGAGCGGATAGATTAAAAATAACTGCAACTTTATCAAAAAAACCGATTGATCTTTATGATAGTCCAGGATTTGTAGAACTTGCGAGAGTTGAAAACGGAACTCTTATAAAGATAAACAACAATACTGACTATAATCTATTATCAAATGAACTTGCAAGAAGAACTTTTGATGAATCTGGAGATTATTATATTAAAGCATTCAATCTTTTTGTAAGAGAAAGTTTAAATGATAATGAAGGGAATGATGGAATATATAATCAAAATCAACTAACCTCAAGTGGTTTAAAACCATCAGAAGATTTGATGGTTTATAAAATATCTCCAGGAAAGGCATATATTAGAGGATATGAAGTAGAAACTTTAGCGCCGGCATTTTTAGATGTTCCTAAAACAAGAACGACTAGAACGCTTGAGAATCAATCAGTTAATTTTAATTTTGGTGCATCTTTAACAGTAAACAATGTTCATGGATCTCCATCACTAGGTATTAACACTTCATCTACAATTAGTTTAAGAAGTGCTAGGGTTGGCGTAAATTCAACTTCTCCATCTGGCAAAGAAATAGGCATTGCTAGAGTATATGACTTTGCTCTAGAATCAGGTTCGTATGAGTTTGATAATCAAGCACTCAATCGTTGGGACATTTCTCTATATGATGTTCAAACATATGGTGATTTGACTATCAACGAGCCAATCACTTTGACAATTCCAACATATGTTAAAGGAAATTCAAGTGGAGCAACGGCGTTCCTTAAAAATGCAGTTAGTTCTGGAATAGCACTTACTGTATATCAAATTTCCGGAAACTTTATTAATGGGGAAAAGTTAATCTTTGATGGAGCTACAGAAACACGAGTAAGCACTGGATACACCGATTATAGTATTTCTGATACAAAATCTCTTTATGCAGTGGTTGGATCTGGAAACACTTTTAACTCTGATGTTATCCAAACTCCATCAAGAATTATTGGAAATGTAACTATAAGTGCAAGATCATCTGGAATTTCTACAGTTACAAGTCCATTATTCTCTTTCCCTGGAATTGTAACCACTGGAAATATCGTACAGTATACGAGACCAGGATTTTCGGTAAAATCATTTGCAAAAGTAGATCAAGTATTTACAAATTCTATAATAGTTTCAGGAATAACAACTGTTACCGGAGTTTGTGATGGAGGACTTCCACAATCTCAAGTGACAGTTAATGACTTTACCTTAGTAAATTCTTATCTACAAAAATCAAATAATATAGTAGAATCAAGTTTATTCCAACCTTTACCAAAGATTAATGTAGAATCTGTAGATTTGAGTAACTCCACCATAATTATAAGAAAACAATATGATGTCACAATTTCAGATAATTCTACCAATACAATTCAATCAGGAACAGATGAAGTATTCCTTCCATTCGATGAGGAAAGATATGTCTTAACAAGATCTGATGGAAGCACTGAAATTTTAACTCCAGATAAGTTTGAATTTAGTGCTGGATCCAATCAATTAACAATCAATGGACTAGGATCAAATAGCACTGGAAAGTTAATAACCACACTTAGAAAATCTAATGTAACTGCTAAGTCTAAGAGAAAGCAAAGAATAAGCACCATTATAGTAGACAAATCAAAGTATGATTATTCCGGAATTGGATCAACTACAATTAATGATGGATTGGAATATGGAAACTATCCATTTGGTACGAGAGTTCAGGATGAAAGAATTTGTCTGAATGTTCCAGATGTAGTCGATGTTTATGGAATTTTTGAGTCAAATGATACTACAGATCCAACATTATCTAAGATAACCATTGGATCTATGGATGGACCAACATCCAAAACTGATGATTTAATTATTGGAGAAACTTTTACAGGAACAATTTCTGGAGCAAAAGGACTATATGCCGAAAGGATTGATAGTGGACAAATTTCTTTCATATATTTAAACTCATCTACTTTCCAAGAAGGAGAAGTTATTAGTTTTAGTGAATCTGGTGTCAATGGAATTGTTTCTGTCATATCTATAGGAAGTAAGAACATTTCGAATAACTTTGTTTTGGATAAGGGACAGAAGATTACTCATTATGATTATTCTAATATAAGAAGATTGCCAAACAAGAAAGAACCATCAAGAAAACTAAAAGTAGTATTTTCATATGGTTACTATGATCAATCCGATAATGGAGATATAACTGTAGCAAATTCTTATGAAACATTTAATTATGGTTCCGAAATTGCATCAGTAAATGGATATAGAAGCACCGATATAATTGATGTTAGACCAAGAGTTAACAATTATACTGTATCCGAAGGAGCAAGATCTCCATTTGAATTTGAAGGTAGAAGTTTTACAAATGGCAATCATAGCTCAAAGTTTATTTTTGCTTCTGATGAATCTGAAACAATATCATTCAATTATTATCTACCAAGAATAGACCGAGTTTATCTAACAAAAGATGGAGTTTTCCAAGTAAAATATGGAGCACCATCAGACACTCCACAAATTCCAGAGGAAGTTTCTGGTGCATTGAATATTGCAAATATTGCAATTCCACCTTATGTCTATGATGCTAGAAATATAAAAGTAGATTATGTAGAGCATAAGAGATATCAAATGACTGATATCTTTAAACTTGAGAATAGAATTAAGAATCTTGAGTATTATACTTCACTATCACTTTTGGAAAATAATACTTCCAACTTATTCATTTCCGATGCCAATGGTCAAAATAGATTTAAGTCCGGATTCTTTATTGATAATTTCTCTTCTGCAGGAACACAAGATAATAAGATTGGAGTTAGAAATAGTGTAGATTTGAAAAATGGTCAACTAAGACCATCTCATTATACTACACAACTTTCTTTGGAAGTTGGTTCAAGTTCTATAGTTGGTTTAGCGTCTACTAGCGTACAAAATCAAGATCAAAGATTTATTAATGATCTTGTAGGAACAAACATAAAGAGATCTGGTAGTGTTATAACTCTGGATTATGATGAAGTATCTTGGTTAGAGCAACCATATGCAACAAGAGTGGAAAATGTAACTCCATTTTTGGTTCAATTATGGAGCGGCAGTATTAAATTAGAACCAGATACTGATGTCTGGATCGATGTAAATCGTCTAGAACTTAGAGATGTTCAAATGGAAGGTAGCTTCCTCGGAGTTGCAGAAGCAATGAGGGCAGAAGTTTCCACAACAGCTGACGGATCAAGACTTGGCATCAGTCCAATTATATGGCAATCTTGGGAAACTACAGGAATTAGACAAGATATAAGACTTGATTTAAATGCTTCACTAGACACTTCATCCTCTAGTAGTACAGATTTTTCAAATGAAAGAACTACAAGTTCAAGTACATCTAGAGATACTGGTGGATTTGAGGCAAATAGAGGAATTCCTACTGAGACTGTAACAACGGATGTAACAACTAGAGATGCAACAACAACGGTAACTCAAACATCCACCTTACAAATTTCTGGTTCTGTAAGTTTAACAACTAATCTAGACCAACAAAGGACTGGAGAAAGAAGAACGGTTCGAGAACAAATAAACACAGAATCTCTAGGAAATAGAGTTATAAGTCGCAATATAATAACATTCCAGCGTTCTAGAAACATAGAATTTAATGCTTCCAGATTAAAACCAAATACTCAAGTATTTGCATTCTTCGATGATGTTGATGTTAACGCTTATTGTGTGCCAAAGTTACTAGAAATTTCCATGAGTTCTGGAACTTTCTTAGTTGGTGAAGATGTTGTTGGTTTAATGCCGATAGTTGAAAGAACTTCTTTGGAAGATAGATCTGATGTAAGTTCTTCAACCTCTATTAGATTTAGAGTTGCTGTTTCTAATCATAAGTATGGACCATATAATTCACCAACAGTTGTTTATTCAAACAATCCTTACGATAGAAATAACACCGTTTCTCCAATTTATTCTTCAACAAGTAATATTCTGAATATTGATACTTTCAGTCTACAAAACGATACTCAACCACAATATTTTGGTAATATTAGACCAGGAATGATATTGAGAGGTCAGACTAGTGGTGCTCAAGCTATAGTTACGGAAAATAGACTGATCACAGATTATCAAGGAGTTTTGATTGGATCTTTCTTTGTTCCAAATGGAAGTATTTCTGGAAATCCAATATTTGAAACTGGAAGATCAGTATTTAGATTGACTAGTAGTTCATCAAATTCAAAGGTTCCTGGAGTTATTACAACTGTCGCTGAAGAGATCTTCTACTCTCAGGGAGATATTGACAATACTCAAGAAGTCACACTTTCCTTGAGAAATGCTAGAACTAGTTTTGAAGATTTCACACAAACTAGATCACTTACATCTTCAACATCAAGTTCTGATACTGCAACTTCTACTAGTACAACAACTACTAGTTCCACTAACACGGAATTTGTAGGGGCCAATACTACAGTAGAAAGTGGATATAGAGATCCTCTAGCACAATCATTTATTGTTAGTGATGCGACTGGAGTTTTCGTCACAAAAGTTGATGTTTTCTTCAGAACAAAAGATACCACACTTCCAGTGGAGTTCTATATAAGTGAAGTCAATTTAGGAATTCCTACCAAGAAAATAGTACCATTTACAGATGTTTCGGTATATCCAGATCAAATCAATACATCAGATGACGCATCTGTGGCGACCACAATTCAGTTTGAAGCACCTGTTTATCTGGAGTCTCAAAAGGAATATGCATTAGTTCTGCTTTCAGACTCTACAGAGTATACAGTTTGGATTTCTAGACTTGGTGAATTTGATATCCAAACTCTGGATAATCAAAGTACACAAGTTTTAGTATCCACTCAACCATTACTCGGTTCACTATTCAAGTCACAAAATGCTTCTACATGGGATCCAAGTCAATATGAAGATCTCAAGTTTAAACTTTATCGGGCTAATTTCGTAGATAATGGTTCTGTTCTTTTCTTCAATCCAACTCTACCTACAGACATTTCTAGATTAACTTCGGATCCTTTTGATATTGATTCAAAGACGGTTAGAATTGGCATTGGAACTACTGTAAGAGATAATGATTTAACTAACGGAAATACTATTCTACAGTTAACTTCTGGAGCACAAGGAAATCTTGTAGGAACAGCGGGAACAGCAAAAGGTGACCTTACTATCATCAATAGCGGAATCGGATACACTCCATCGACAGGTTCATTAACTTTCAACAATTTGACATTAACTAATGTAGAGAGTTCCGGAAGAAATGCCACTGCAAACATTACAATTAGTAATGGTATAGCAATAGCTGCAACCATTGCTAATGGAGGAACTGGTTATTCTGTTGGTGATGTATTAACAGTTTCTTCTATTGGAATATCATCAGTTGGAAGAAATCTAAGATTAAGTGTTTCCGAATTGAACGGTATTAATGAACTTATAGTGACAGATGTTCAAGGAGAATTTACTGTTGGTGCCGGTTATACTGTACAATATATCAACAACTCTGGTATAACAACCAACTTGAATAGTGGTTTTGGTGGAAATGTGACTCTATCTTCACCAGAAGAAATTATATTTGATGGATTACATGCAAAAGTTTTGCATAGAAATCATGGTATGCACTCTGATGTGAATCAGGTAGTTATAACTGGAGCAAAATCAGATATCACTCCAACAACTCTAGCAACAGATTATGCGGCATCATCAACATCTGATATTATTTTATCAAATTCAGCAAACTTCACTACTTTTGAAGGAGTAAGTGTAGGAAGTACAAATCCAGGATATGCTCTCATTTCAAATGAGATTATCAAATACACTGGAGTGTCTGGAAATTCTCTCACAGGAATTACCAGAGAAATAGATGGAACTAAAGCATTCTCATATAATACTGGCGGTTTAGTTTACAAATACGAAATGGACGGAGTATCTCTTCTCAGAATTAATAAGACACATACATTAAGTGATGCTACAATTCCTGATCCAATAGGACTTGACTATTATCATATTAAGGTTGATATGTCTTCTGGAAATAATACTACTGACAGACAAACTGGATCAGGTCTTCCAAAACTATTCTTTACTCAAAATGGAAAGTTTGGTGAGAAAGAAGTCAATGCTACCTATAATGTAACATTTGATTTAATAACACCAAACTTTGGAGTCATTTCTCCAAAATTCACAGCAACTTCCGCATCAGTTAGAACTGTTTCTGGAAAGAGTATTGATGGAAATGAGTCTCCATATGAAGATAAGGGTTTCCAGTCAATTTCATTGGCAAACCAATCCATTTACTTCGACTCTCCTCGTGTAGTAGCTTCAAAGGTAAACGAAGATTCTAGATTAACTAGTTTGCCTGGAAATAAGTCATTTACAATGAATATTAATCTACTATCATCAAACTCTAAAGTATCACCATGTATTGATTTAAATAAGACTAGCGTGATCTTTACTACAAATAGGATTAATAATCCAGTTTCAGATTATACAGCAGATTCTAGAGTTAATACTTATTATGAAGATCCAAATGCTTGTATCTATATTTCAAATCCAATCTCACTCAAAAATCCAGCAACGGCATTGAAATTACTTGTATCTGGTTCTATCCACGAGTCTAATGATATTAGAGCATTCTATTCAATTCAAAATGATTTATCAGAAGATCCTATTTTCATTCCTTTCCCAGGATATGGAAATATAGACTCCACTGGAAGAAAGATAGATCCATCAGCAAGTAGTGGATTATCGGATTCATTGATTCCCAAAAATTCATCATATGAATTCTTACCAACTCCCAAATCCTTTGTTGAATATGAATTTTCAGATGATAACTTACCAAACTTTAAAATCTTTAGAGTCAAATTGATTATGACTTCAACAAATCAAGCATATCCACCAATTATTCAAGATTTGAGAGCAATTGCTTTAGCATAAAATGAACTTAATACCTGTAGAGGGCGAGAGAAATCTCGCCCGCGATCTGAGAACAAACGCTATCATTAATACAAATGATCAAGATTATAATGCATATCTTGCTAGGAAAAACTTAGCAACAAATGAAAAACAAAGGATTGAAAATTTAGAGAATCAGATTAGCGAAGTTAAAGATGATTTGAATGAGATAAAAATGTTACTTAGGAGATTATCAAATGGATCCTGATTCTATAAAATTGAATGATTTGTCCAAAAATTTTGAATATACTAAAGCTTGCATAGAAATAGATTCTATAGAAGATATAGAAGAACTGAAGAATATAAGTAAATCTTACATGAAATTATACATGAAACAGCAAGAAGTATTATCAGATATGCTCTCTCAACCAAATCATAAATAATTTCAAGAGGTATTAAATAAATGGCGCAACCTTCTTCTAGACAAGAACTAATAGATTACTGCAAAAGAAAACTGGGTGCGCCAGTTTTAGAAATTAATGTTGCAGATGAACAGATAGATGATCTGGTAGATGATGCAATACAATTTTTTCAAGAGAGACATTTCGATGGCGTCTCTCAGATGTACTTAAAATATCAAATCACACAAGATGATATTGATAGAGGAAGAGCTCCAAATGGAAATAATCCAAGTGCAGGAATAGTTACATCAACAGCATCGACAAATATAAATGGATCTACGGTAACATTTGACTATAAAGAAAGTAGCAATTACTTACAAGTACCACCTTCAGTTATTGGTGTGACCAAAGTTCTTCACTTTGATGGTACTAACACTGTTACCAATAATATGTTTAGTGTAAAATATCAATTATTCTTGAATGATATCTATTATTGGGGATCGACAGAACTTTTAACTTATGCGATGGTCAAAACTTATCTTGAAGATATGGATTTTCTTTTGACAACTCAAAAGCAAATTCGTTTCAATCAAAGAATGGATAGATTGTATCTTGACATTGACTGGGGAAGCGTTAATGTCAATGACTATTTAATTATCGATTGCTATAGAACATTAGATCCAAATGATTTTGCTAGAGTTTGGAATGATTCTTTCCTAAAACCATATTTAACCTCACTTATAAAACGTCAATGGGGACAGAATCTCATTAAATTCCAAGGAGTAAAACTTCCTGGTGGTGTAGAGTTAAATGGTAGACAAATATATGATGATGCTCAGAAAGAAATTGATATGATCATGGAAAAAATGTCAAATACTTATGAACTTCCACCTCTAGACATGATCGGATAATCATATGCTTAATCCATTTTTTCAACAAGGTTCAAAGACAGAGCAAGGATTAATACAAGACCTGATCAACGAACAATTGAGGATGTATGGAGTTGAGGTTTATTATTTACCTAGACAATATGTTACAGAAAAAACAATAATAAAAGAAGTCATAGAATCTAAATTTGATCATGCATATCCAATTGAGGCATATGTCGATACTTATGAAGGATATAATGGATTAGGAACATTGATGTCAAAATTCGGCATTCAGGAAATGGATGATTTGATTTTGACAATATCAAGAGAGAGATTTGAAAACTACATAACTCCATTGATTCAAAATATTCCAAATATTAAACTTTCATCAAGACCAAAAGAGGGAGATTTAATCTATTTTCCACTTGGTGATAGGTTGTTTGAAATTAAGTATGTTGAGCATGAAAAACCATTCTATCAACTACAGAAAAACTATGTTTATCAGTTGACATGCGAACTCTTCAGATACGAAGATGAAATCATTGATACTAATGTAGATGAGATTGATGATAATATTGTAGATCAGGGTTACATTCAAACACTAACACTTGTTGGTAGTGCATCTACAGCAACAGCAATAACAGGAATAGTAAATGGTGGTGTGAGAAGAATTACACTCACAAATAGGGGAAGTGGATACACTTCTATACCTAGAGTTGCAATTTCTTCTGCTCCAACCGGAGGTTTAACTGCTATTGGTATTGCAACTATGATTTCTGGAATCATTGATTGTAACGGAGTGGCATCAGACAAAATACAAGGAGTTGAGATAGTAAATCCTGGATATGGATATACTGTTGCTCCAGGAGTTTCATTTATTGGTGGAGGTGGAGTTGGTGCTGCAGCCACTACAGAAATTGCAGATGGTGTTATTGGAATAATAACAATTACAAACGGAGGATCTGGTTATACATCTTTACCAATTGTAACTATTAGTTCTCCAGGAATAGGAACAACAGCTTCAGCATTTGCTGTTGTAAGTGCTGCTGGAACAATTACATCAATAAGAGTTATCGATGCTGGTGTTGGATATACTGTTGCACCAACAATATCAATCGCATCTCCAATCGTTGGTAGTGGAAATACCGGATCTTATATTTTCAATGAAATTGTTACCGGATCAGTAAGTGGAACAACAGCAAGAGTGAAGAAATGGAGTGCTGTAAGTAATATTCTAGAGGTATCTGTAATTTCAGGTTCATTTGTTTCTGGAGAAACTATTGTTGGAACTGCAAGTAGTGCTACTAGAATTCTTAGAACGGTTGATGTAGACGATATCAATGATCCATATGCACAAAATGATGTAATAGAGGAAGAAGCAGATCAAATAATCGATTTTTCAGAGATAAATCCTTTTGGTATGCCTTGAAACATAAATAACACTAAGGTTTTGTTAAGTACTTTACAAAAAATTTTAAAATGTTTGAATATTTCTATCATGAGATATTAAGAAGAACTGTTATTTCTTTCGGTTCACTATTCAATAATATTTCAATTAAGCATACAAATAACTCTGACGAAGTTGTTAGTGTTATTAAGGTTCCTCTCGCATACGGACCAACACAAAAGTTTTTAGCAAGACTTGAACAGTCTCCAGATTTAAATAAGCCAGTTCAAATGACTTTACCAAGAATGTCATTTGAATTTATTGGTTTAAATTATGACTCGCAGAGAAAGGTAACACAAACTCAAACATTTCTAACTGCACCGACTTCAAATAAAACACAGGAAAAAAAGGCATATATGCCAGTTCCTTATAATATGCAATTTGAACTTAGCATTATGACCAAGTTAAATGATGACATGCTCCAAATTGTAGAGCAAATTTTGCCATATTTTCAACCCTCTTATAATATGTCAGTCAATCTTGTGGAAGAAATTGGTGAGAAGAGAGACATCCCAATTGTTCTGGATAGTATCACAATGAGTGATGATTATGAAGGTGATTTTAGTACTAGAAGAGCACTGATTTATACCTTAAGGTTTACGGCAAAAACATATCTGTTTGGACCTGTACTTTCAGCATCCTCAGATATTATCAAGAAAGTTTCTGTTGGTTTTGTTGCAGCATCTTCTTCTGGGTCAGATTCAAAGGCAGGAGCAAGAGATCTTACTTATTCAGCAGAACCAAGAGCTATTAAGAATTATACTGGAACTGTCACAACTAGTTTGGTTGGAGATATTGGTTTATCTGAAACTCAAATTACGGTAATTGATGCATCATCAATTCCAGAAAAAACATACATTGTCATTGATAATGAAGAAATGTATATTGAATCAAAATCTGGAAATATTCTCACTGTTGTAAGAGGATCTGATCAGACAATAGCATCTAATCATGTTTCTGGTGCAGATATTAAGAAAATAACAAACCAGGATGACCAATTGATTGAGGTTGGAGATGATTTTGGATTTAGTGGCGGATTCTCATGAAAATGACAAAAAAATTTGACGACCTAAATGAGACATTCAATGTCTCTGGAGAAATTGTAGAAAAGCAAGTAGAACCAATTGAAAAGGTTGAAAAAATATCATCTTCAGTAGAGGATGTAAAAAAAGATTACGAATACACTAGAGGTAATTTGTATTCTTTGATTGAAAAGGGTCAGGAGGCAATTAATGGAATTCTTGAATTAGCTCAAGAAAGTGAAATGCCAAGAGCATATGAAGTTGCAGGTCAATTGATCAAAAATGTTGCTGATGCCACGGACAAACTCATGGATCTTCAAAAGAAACTTAAAGATCTAGATGAGGATAAGAGTATTAAAGGACCAACAAATGTTACAAATGCATTGTTCGTAGGTTCAACAGCAGAGTTAGCTAAATTACTCAAAAAGCAATCTACCAATGAAAACATTTAAAGAGTTTCAAGAAGAGTGGAGTAATAAATATAAAAAGAGTATTGATTGCTCAAATCCAAAAGGATTTTCTCAACGCGCTCATTGTGCAGCGAGAAGAAAAAGAGCCCAAGGTGAAGAAACTAAATCAAAACCAGTTGAATGAAAAATCAAAAGTTTTCGCATAAAACACCACATCTAAAAGGAAAACAACATCAGTTGGATCCTAATTTAGATCTAAAACAATTAGTTCATCACTCAACAGTCCAATATGTTGATCGTGATGCTGATGGTGATGTGGATGTTTATGACAATCCAAAAAAGAAAACTCCTGACGAAAATCCGATTGATATTAATGTTGGCGCTGGATCAAAAAAATTGCTAGCAAAACAAAAAGGTGAATTGAAACATACTAGAAGGGGTATGGCTTACGAAGATCTCCGTAAGTGGTTTGGAACTGGTGGAGAGGGTGGTGTAGGCGGCGGTGGATGGGATCGTTACAACACTAAAGGCGAACGAATTGGCAAATGTGCTCGTGAACCTGGAGAATCAAAACCAAAATGTTTATCAAAAGAAAAAGCAGCAAAAATGTCTAAAGATGAAATTGCCGCTGCAGTAAGAAGAAAGAGAGAAAAAGATCCAGTAGCAGATCGTCCAGGAAAAGGAGGAAAACCAAAAATGGTATCCAATAAGATTGAAGAACAGTCGGATGAAATGAGATATTGTCCGATGTGTAGGAAAAAGGAAAAAAGAATGGAATGTTCTTATGGACCTGCTATGTGGGATGCAGTAACTGTTGGTGGAGTTATGGAGTCTAAAAAACCAGAACCAGATCATGAGCACTCAATGGCAAGATCTGAACTTTCTACTATTGAAAGAGCAGTAAAGCGTCTCAGATCAAAAATGAAGGGAGAGGGCAATATTGAGGCATGGGTACAATCAAAAATTACAAAAGCAGCAGATTATATTGATGCAGCTGCAGATTACTTGGATAGTGGTGAGCACAATGTTCAAGGATCTATGGATGAAGCAAAGGATGATCCTTGCTGGACTGGATATAAGCAACAAGGTTTAAAGAAAAAAGGTAACAGGATGGTTCCAAATTGTGTTCCAGAAGAAGTAGATTTGGAAGAAGAAAATAAACCAACTAATCCAAAACTTTGGGCCAAGTGGAAGGCAAAGGCAAAAGCAAAGTTTGATGTATATCCTTCAGCATATGCAAATGGTTGGGCTGCAAAAGGATATAAGTCAGAAGGTGGTGGTTGGAAATCAGTTTCAGAAGAAACCAAAGTTTGTGAAGTATGTGGAAAGTCACCTTGCGAATGCTCTCCAAAGAGACCAATGGGAGGAAGTTCTGCGAAACCAGGACCAGATAAAAATTATGTAAAACCAATGGGAGAGTCGGTTAGAATTCCGTCAAAAACTGGAAATATTATTCTAGTTACTTTGAGTTGGAGAGGAAAGTATTTTATGATCAAATTATTCTTTCCACAGACAACTAAACCAAATCGTCAGGAAGTTCAGGATCAAATTCAAAAAGTTTATCCTGGTTCTAGAGTTCAATCATATTACATCTCAGATATTAAACCTGGTGAACAGTTTCTTCAAGTAGAAGGTGCTGCATGGACTAAGAGAGAAGGTCAGAATAAAGAAGGTGGATTAAATGAAAAAGGCCGTCGTTCTTATGAAGCAGAAAATCCTGGTTCAGATTTAAAGGCACCATCTAAAAAAGTTGGAAATCCTCGTCGCGCATCATTTTGTGCAAGAATGAAAGGTATGAAGAAAAAATTAACTTCTACAAAAACTGCTAACGATCCAGATAGCAGAATTAACAAGTCACTTAGAGCGTGGAACTGCTAATGAAAAGTTTTAAGCAATTTCTATCAGAGTCAGTAAATATCTCTGGAGATTTCAACGGAAATCTTTATATTAATAGTTCGGAACCTGAAGTGGCAAAAGAATCATTCGTTGCTGATGTGGTTTGGGAAGGAAAAATTTATAGGATGGAAGTTGAAGGTAGAATGATGAGCAAGAATGAACTT